ATTCTGAATCAATAACAGATGATACTTTTAAAAAACATCCAGGCACTTGGTTAAATCAAGGTTGTTGGGATGATGAGATAAAAGACAAAAATAAAGATGGATTTAAAGATGGTAAATATGATGGATTTGTATTTTAAATATGAAAATTTTAGAATTATATCCTAAAGAAGTTATAACAGTTGAAGATGATGAGTGTTTAAATTGTTTTTGTCATATAGATAAATCCGAAGTATTTTGTAGTGAAGATTGTCAAATAGAATATGATGAAAATGACATTTAACGATTACGACATATCTATAAAAAACAACAAAGGGCAAATTAAAACTAAATGTCCTAAATGCTCACATGAGAGAAAAAAGAAAAACGATCCTTGTTTATCTGTTAATGTAGATGAAGGTATTTGGAATTGTCATAACTGTGGATGGAATGGTAGCTTAAAAAAACAAAACAACTATATGGAAAAAAAAGAATACACTAGACCTTTAGATCATAAACTAAATGCTTATTCAGAAAGCATTATTAGTTGGTTTAAAGAAAGAGGTATATCTGAAAACACAATGAAAGATAATGGCATACACGAAGGTAAAGAATATATGCCACAAGTACAAAGTGAAGTAAAAACTATACAGTTTAAATATTTTAAAGACAGTAAATTAATAAATATAAAATACAGAGATGCAAAGAAAAATTTTAAGCTAGTTAAAGATGCAGAAAAAACCTTATATGGCATAGATCATGTTTTAGGGCAAAAAACTATTATAATAGTTGAAGGAGAAATGGATAAACTTGCTTTTTATGAAGCTGGTTATAAAAATTGTGTTAGTGTTCCAACAGGTGCTGGTAATAATAAGATGGAATATTTAAAAGACTTGCCAGAAGATTTAGAGAAGGTATATTTAGCTGTTGATAATGATGAGCCAGGTAAAAAACTACAAGAAGAATTAGCAAGAAGATTAGGTAGAGACATTTGTTATAGAGTAAATTATCCAGAAAATTGTAAAGATATAAATGATGTACTTATAAATTACAACAAATTTGAAGTAGATAATTGTTTAAAAAATGCAATAGCTTATCCTATAGATGGTGTTTTAGGTGTAGATGACTTTAATTTAGATATAGATAATTTATACGATAATGGATTGCAAAGAGGAAAGATATTAGGACATGAAAATTTTGACAAACTATTTAGTTTTGCATCATCACAATTAACTGTTGTTACAGGTGTTCCTACACATGGTAAAAGTAATTTTTTAGAATATTTTTGTATGAAATTATCAGCTTTACATGGTTGGAAGTTTGGAGTTTTTAGTCCAGAACATTATCCTATGCAATTACATTTTTCTGTATTAGCAGAAAAACTTATTGGAAAGTCATTTAGAAAAATTACTAGATATAATAGAATGACAAAAAATGATTTAAACATAGCTAAAAAATTTATATCTAATCATTATCATTGGATTAGACCAAATAAAGATGTTTATACTTTAGATAATATATTACATTCTGCAAAAGGTTTAATTAAAAGATATGGTATAAATGGATTGATTATAGATCCTTATAACAAGGTTTATGCTGATATTGGTAAACAAAGTGAAACTAATTATATAAATCAATTTTTAACTAAACTTACAATGTTTAAACAAAAATATGATATACATATATTTTTAGTAGCACATCCTCGTAAAATGCAAAAAAAAGATAATGGTTTATATGAAGTGCCTAGTTTATATGATGTTGCAGGTAGTGCTAATTTTTACAATCAAGTAGATAATGGCATTACAGTATATAGAGATTTTAAAAATGAGGTTACAAATGTTTATGTGCAAAAAGTAAAGTTTAGACATATAGGAGAATTAGGTCAAGCACAATTTAGATATAATATACAAAATGGCAGATATAGTGAGGTAGGAGAAAACTTTGATGACACCTCTTACATCATGGAAAGACAAGAAAGTATGTTATAAATTTGATTAATTAAAAAATATTTCGTTACATTGCCTATGAATTATACATCAATTTTTGAACCACTACTATTAATTTACTTATGTTTATCTATAGGTATTTTGATAGGTGTTGTTTTTATGATATATCAAACAGCTACTGAAATAAAAGATTTACAAAACGAATTAGACAAGTTTAGAAGATCTAATGAAAAGCTAATAAAAAGATGGAAAAACAAATATGTTGATGATGGCACACATGAATATTAATGGGTAAACCAATATACAGAGTAATAGTAGATTTTGAGTACAGGAACACTCCTAGAAGTAGTTATATAAAAACTAAAATAAAACAAGATAGTATAGATACATTTGCATTGTCAAAAAACAAACAAGAAATATACGATCATATAAAGGGCAAACTACTAAAACAAATAAATAAAAAAGAACACGAAGTAGATATTAAGATAACAAATGTAAATGTAAAAAGCCAACATGGAGAAACAAATTACTAGAATATTTAAAATACAAAAATTTAAACTAGGAGATATTTTAAAGTATCATGATGATGTTTTAGAATATGGAGATGTTGATTATGATTGGAACACATTAGCTAGACAATTAGAACAAGATGGTTATGCACCACAAAAATATAAATCATGGATAGAACTTGCAGATGTTTCGCATGATCAAGGATTTAAAGATGAAAGACTTATAATAGATGGCAATCATAGAATAAGAATGATGCTAAAACTTTTTGGAGAAGATTATGAGATTAAAGCAAAAGTTGAGGTAATAGATAAAGTAAATGGTAAAGATTTTAATAAACCAAAAAAAGAAGATAAATCTTGCCCTCATTGTTATGAGCCATTAAAAGGTTGTGATTGTAAATTAGCAAAAGCAGATGATGGATTTACAGTACATAAAAAATGTTTAGAAGAATATAATATGTTTAGATTAAAAGAAAAAGAAAGAATATTGGCTTTACTAAAAGATAAATTTGAAAATGGAGCATAGCAAATATTATTATGAACTTGATAGAAATATGGATAAAACAAAAAAAGCAGAAGAACGAAAACAAATGCCTGTTTATACAGGAGTATTAAAATATTTTCCAGATGCAATGTTAGAGGTTTCAAAATGTAGCTATGTTGGCCAAAAACAACACAACCCAGACAAACCATTACATTGGGATAGAAATAAGAGTGGAGATGAACTAGATGCTCTTACAAGGCATTTAATTGAAGCAGGTAAAATAGACACAGATGGTGTTAGACATTCTGCAAAAGTAGCATGGAGAGCACTAGCTAACTTACAAAAAGAATTAGAAAATGAAAAGAAAAGAAGGGGAATCGTTTGAGGATTATAAAAAAAGAAGAAAAGAAGCAAACGAAAAACAAAAAAGAAGATTAAAAGGTATTAATGTGTTTCCTGGAGATTGGGGAACATACAGGAAAGATATAGATGGTATAGTGGAAAGTAGATTAATGGAAATAATGCAAAAAATGAAAAACAAAAATGAGCAATAAAAAATGTGCCTTATGCGATCAAGAATTTAAAGGATGTCCTTGTTATATAAAAACAGCAGATGATGGTGCTAAAGTACATAACATCTGTGAAGAAAAATACAATGCAATTTTAAAATTAAAAAAAGAAGAAAGTGAGCAAGAGAAAAGGGAAAACTAATATTAAATTAGACTATTTAGATCAAATTAATCAAATAGATAAAAGACTAAAAAAAACAAAGATTAAAAACAATGAAGAAGAAAAATCCAAATTGTTATCTAAAAGGCAAGGTTTAACACAAAGATTAAAAACAAAAAAATGAGTGAAAAAGAAGAACTAGAAGAAAATGTTAGAGTTTTTATTGATTTAAAAGCAGCAGGTAATGCACAAGGTGGACATTTTTTTAGAAATAATTTAGTAGAGCATATAAATAAATTAGAAGAAAGTGGTGTAGATAAAGTTGTTGGCATTGTATATGATGAAACTTATAACATAGAACTAGTAACACAGCCTGTAGCTGAACTAGAAAATTTAGACATGCTAAAAGGCAAGAAAAAAACAAAATGATAAAGTACCCTTTTGCAGGTATGGCAAAGCCAAGAATGACAAAGGCTGATACTTGGAAAAAAAGACCTATAGTTTTAAAGTATTGGGAGTATAAAGACAATATAAAAAATTGGGCATGGGATAATAATTTTAAATTAGGAAATCAAATATATTGTGTTTTTCATATTCCTATGCCTAAATCATGGAGCAATAAAAAGAAAATGCAAATGCTATATTGTGATCATCAACAAAGACCAGATATAGACAATCTATTAAAAGGACTAATGGATGCTTTACTAGAAGAAGATTCTCATATACATACAGTTTATGCTAGAAAAATATGGAGTGATGAAGGAGCTATAGATTTTTACAATTTAACTAGTATAGATCTGGTTTAATATTATATTCTTTTGATACTTTATATCTTTGCTTATAAATAATATTTCTACATTGCTTTTCACAAATATTATGTTTTATAGATAAATCCATAAATGTATGTCCAACATGCCCTTTGTTTTCTACTAAAAATTTATCAAAATCTTTAAATAACATATAATTTCTTAATGTTTTAGGTGGTATAATTCCATTTTCAATTAAATGATAAACAACATCTTTAACTGTAAAATCAGAACCCCATCTTCTATTTGACTCTTCAAATATTGTTTCTCTAAATTCTTCTATTACTTTTATGCTATTTGCCATTTACCACAAACCTTTAGGACACTCAACATAAGGCTCATCTACCCTACACTTTGTTTTTAAAAAGCAACCACAAGCACCACATTTTTCTATTCCTAGTTTAAATATGTTTTTATAGTGTCCACATTTGTTTGATCTACATATTTTAATTCTTGAATTATATAAATTAGTATCTGCAATTTTTATGCCTTTACCTATTATAATTTGCCAAATTAATTTCATTATTGTTTTCATATTACTAAATTATTAATTATTAAGAAAATATTGATGCTCTGCTTTCAGAGATTTCAACAACTGATTGTGAGGTAGTTATGTCTGCTTCTGATATAAACACCTGCTGACTATTTATAGCACCACTTATTAAGTCTGCAACATCTTTAGATGACCAACCACCAGACATACTATCCATTTGCGTTTTAGTACCAGGTGTTATACCACCCATAGCAAATTTAGTTCCAAAACCATTGTGTGAATTTATTTGTGATAACATTGGTTTAAACATAGCTGTTGATCTTTTATTTATTACAGCTTCTCCTCCCTCTAGTTCTACTACTCTACCTCCAGCAGCAAACTTTTCTCCACCTTGTGCGTGAGATTTACCTTGCACCATACCACCTGTTGCAAACTTTTCTAATGTGCCTTCTGATGTTAAACTAGGTGTTAAACCTCCTTTAGCACCAACAAATTTTTGTGCAGAAATAGCAGCAATTTGTGCAGCTACTAAAGCAGACATAATTGGAGCACCAGCAATAGCAGCTATACCTAATTGACTAGAAACTTTAGTTATAGCTTGTGCACCATTAATAACTGCCATTATAATAGAGTTAGCTTTATCCATTATAAACTGCTTTTTCTTAATAGCTCTTAAATCGTTTTCTTTTTTCTCTTCAAGGTGTCGCATTTTCATATTATGCTCTTCTTCCATTCCTCGTGTGTCTAAACCAGCTTGTTGTGCTATTTCAAGTTTTCTGTCAAATTTAGATTGTTCGTTTTCAGTATCAACTCTAAAATCTTCTTCTATTTCTGCCATTTTTAACTCAAACCTATTGTTAGCAAAATCCATAACTATATCAGCCATTTGACTATAAACCTCTTTTACTTTAGCTAATCTTTCATCTTCTTGCTTGTTTTTCTCATCAGTAAGTTTTTGATCAGACTGTTTAACTAACAAGTCATGTTTTTCTTTGCTTATAATACCAGCATCTAACATAGCTTTATAATGTCTTTTTTCATCATTATTTCTTTCTATAGCTAATTCAAGTCTTTTTGCTTGTTTAGAACCAAAAGCAATTAATGAATCATCCATACCATCTATTTCAGCTTGTGTTGTGTCATTTTCTATATCTTGTACCTCTTTTGCTTTATTTATTAAAATTAATTTTTTCTTGTTGGCAAAATCTTTTACAATTTCTTCTAATATTAGCTCATTAGTAGTTTGCTTTTCAACCTCTTCATCTAACATTTGATCCAATAGATCTAAATAATCATCATACTGTTTACCCTTGCCTGTCATAAACTTTTCCCACTCTGTAGCATCTAATTCTTTTAAAACTTGATATTTATTTTTATTAGCTTTCATATCTGCTTTTATTTGCTCTATTGTACCATTAAGTTGTAAATCGTTGATACTCATTATGTTAGCTACTATTAATGCTTCTTCATCTTCATATTTTTTCTTTGCCACTTCAAAAGAAAGTTTGTTAGTTTCTAATTGTTTAGCAAAAACTTCATTAATTTGACTTATTTGTATTTTAGTTAATTCTTTTAATCTGTTTTTTGTTTTGTTTAATCTGTTTGGAGATAGTGCAGAGTTGTCTAAACTTTCGCCACTTTTTTCTAAAGTTGTGTTTAGGTTAGACACAAACTTTCTAAATTCTGATATTTTTACACTAATTTTTCCTTGTTGATTAATAAAGTCATTAAAGAATTTAATACCTTGTTTACTAGTATTATCAAACATTTTTTGATAAACTTTCTCAAATTCTGCTGTAACATCTGCATCTCCTTTTTTTCTTATTTTATTTAACTCTTCATTTGCAGATAAAAGTTCTCTGGCTCTTTCTAAATCTTGTAGTTTAATATCAGCTTGTTCTTCTACAGCAACTTGCTCTTGAAATTTCATTGCTCTAAAATCTTCTAAAGCAGCCAAATTTATCATTCTTTCTTGTTGTCTATATGAAATTGTACTTTCTATATCTATACCATTTAGTTTTGCTTTATTAATAATATCTTGTTCAAAATCTGAATTTTTTTCTTCTAAATAATTTTGTTGCAGTAGTATTAAACCATTAAAATGATCTAAACTAGCTTGTCTTGCAGCAGCATTTTCTTCTTGTAGCTGTGCATTACTTATTTTCTCTACAGTTCTTATATCAATTTTACCTTGTGTGTTAATTTTAAGTCTTTCTTCGGTAATAGTTTTGTCTTGCACTAACCTGTCTTTTTCTTTTATAAAATCAGCATCTTTAGCATCTCTTTCTTTTTCTAATGTTTTTATTCTTTCTTCTGCTGCTTCAATCAAAACTTGATTACCAGATCCTTCGTTTACAATATCTCTAACTTTTTTAAGCTGTTCTAATGATAATATTTCTAAATCTATAGCACCAACGACATCTCCATAAGTTGCAATCATTTCTCTTAAACCATCATGTCTTTCTTCAGAAAAAGTATTAAGATCCTGTATTGCAGATAATTCTTCATTAAAACTTTTAACTAAACGATTAACTGTAAAATTTGCTTTTAAATTAGCTTCACTAAAACTACCCATTCTTGACACAAGCTCTCCTAATAAAACAACTAGTGCTCCAATACCTGTACCTATAAGAGCAGCTTTAATACCTTGCAATGCAGTTGTAAATAAAAGTGCTCTTACTCTAGCATCTTTAAAAGACAATGCAACTAATTTAACTCCTTTTCTAAAAGTTATCATTGATCTACCTGTAGCTAAAGTAACTAATCTCATAGCTGCTAGTCTAGCAGTTAGTAATGTAACTCCTGCTACTAATAACAACACAGTTCCTTTTGCACCATTAATAAATTTTCTGCTTTGTGCCAATCCTTGTACCCAAGATGTTAAAGTTGTAACTGCTGCTCTTAATGCAAAATTAAATGTTTCTCCTACTGCTATGCCTAAACCTTCTGTAGCAGATTTTAACAATGTAAAGTCTCCTTGCAAGTTGTCTAATCTAATAGCAGCCATTCTATTAATATCTCCTTCTGCTTTGTTTAATAAATCACTAGCCAAAGAAAGTTTTTCAATGTTTTCTAGTAATACAAGAAATGCAGGTGCAGATCTTTTGTCTAATAATTCAGTAGCATCTGTTAAATTAAATGTTTCTTTTTTCATTCTCTCCATTTCTACAATAAGCTGTGGCAGCCCTTGTACTGTACCCTCTAAAGATTGATTTAATTTTGAGTTACTATCTCCTAATCTTATAAAAATATTTTTTAAGGCATTACCAGCAATAGATCCATGTAACCCTGCATCTGCTAATACCATTAACATTGCACTAGTTTCTTCTATTGTAAAACCAGCTTCTCTTGCAATAGGAGCTGCAAACTTCATAGACTGTGTAAATCTTTCTAAATTTAAAGCAGATCCTGTAAAAGAAGCTCCCATGACATTTGTAACTCTAGTAATTTGTGATGCTTCTAAACCATAAGCCCTTAAAGATGAACCAGCAATGGCTGCTGCCGAAGATAAACTTTCTCCTGTTGCTGATGCCAAGTCTAATGTAGCAGCTTGTGCAGCTAATATCTCCTCTGTAGAAAAACCTAAACGAGCAAACTCTTCTTGTAATTCTGCGACCTGTATTGCTGTGAAAACTGTAGTCCTACCCAACTCCTGTGCAGATTCTGCTAAATCTCTAAACTGTTGCTCTGTAGCTCCAGAAATAGCTCTAACAGCAGCCATTTGTGATTCAAATTGTGCAAATGTAGTAAGCACCCCTCTTAATCCTTGTATAATACCTCTAAAAGCAAATGCAGCAACAATAGCTATACTTGCAGACTTAAAAATAGCAACCATTTTATTACCAGACTTGTTCAAATTATCAACAGATCCTTTTACTTTTTTTATAGAAGCATTACTTTTGTCAAACTTTTTAGAAACTTCGGTAAGTTTACCTGTTGAAGCAGCATATTGTGTAGTGCCTTTTTTAAGTGCATCTATATTTAATTTAGCTGTTTCTAATTCTCTGTTTAATTGTCTTAACTCTTGTAAGTCTGCCTTAAACTTATATAGTGTAGTTTCTGTTGCCATTATTTATTTCTTTTTTATTAACCACATCTGATAACTCTTCATTTGTGTTTTGTTTTGTTTTTGTTCTATTATATCTTCCTGGTAAAGTGTTTTCTTTTTCTTTACTTAAATACAATTTTTCAATATCAGTATTTGTGTTTTCTACCAAACTAGTGCTATCGCCAGTATAGTTGTTTGTTAATTCTAGTTTTGCTTCTTTTTTAACTATTAAATCATGTATTGTTCCATCTTCTTCTTCTACATATATTTCTCCACCACCTATTTTAACCTCTCCTCTGCTTGATATAGAAAAAGCTGTTCTTCTATCATCTTCACTAGTTCCTGCACCAACTTGAAAAACATCTGTTGAATTTGGATCATTATAAGATCCTATTACTGTCTGATTGTTATTAGCAACAACACCTCTCCCTAAAGCAACTCCTGTACCACTTGCCCTGTTGCCAGAATTATTTTCAATTACAACACCATCAGTATTAGTTCTTTTTATAACTTCTTGCTTTTGTTCTATTCTTCTTTCTGAAAACTCGGACATTTCTGAACTTCTGTCTTTTCTTTTTGTTGCAAAATCTGGAGCTTGTTTCCATTCTAAAAGCTCAACTTTTGTTAGTTCTACATTAGTTGGATTGTAATCTATAATTTTATTTATAGTCCAATATGTAGAAACATTGTTAATAGTAATGTGTATTAAATCTCTGTAATCAAAATTTGCAATATCAATGGCAGTAAGATTAAAATATGCTGTTCTTAATACAGCACCACCATTCATTTTTTCATAAGCAACCCTCCAATATTTATTAAATAAACCAGAACTAATGTTACCTTCTCCATCATTATAATCATTCCAAGATAAACAATATGGATCTGGTTCTATGCCCTTTTTCCAACCATCAATCCAATCCATATAAGGATAAGCATTTAAAGTATGCTCAACCCCAATATTATCTATCATTGACCAATCACTACATTTATTTAGTGAAATACTATTATTAGGATTAGTTCCATCTGGCAATACTCCATTTAACAAACTGTAATAATTTACTATTTGCATTTTCATTTTAGGAAATTGTTTATAAGGAGGTCTTTGTTGTTTATTAATATGACCACCAGCTTCTGTCCAAATTACAGGCATTAAAGGATTCATTTTGCTAACCTGTGGATCTGTCCAAGTTAAATCTCCCCAAGCATAATCGCCATTGCTATGTTGATTAGGATTAGGTTGTGTTCCATAATTATTAAACCTCCAAATAGGTGCAAACTTTTTTGTAACTAAATCAACTTCTTCTTTTCTAAACTTCTCATTATTAATTTCAATATGAGTTTTGTATTCTCCATAACCATTATTTTCTCGCCAAGCATCAAGCCCTGTCATACCTACATCAGTTGTAGTTCTTTTGTAGCTAAACTTAACTTCTTTTGCTAATTCTTGTACGATAAATTTATCATTCCATCTTGTGTTATCTAGCTTTTCTGTCCAATCTTTTAAGTCTCCAGATCCAAAGAAATCATTATATGGTTCAAAATATACTGTTTTAGTTTTGCTGTCTGCTGTCCATTGTAAATTAAACATATCTGTAATTCCTTCTAGGAAATCCATTTGTTTTGTATCACAAGGCAAAAACTTTTGTTTATTTACATCTATTTCTGGAGCACCACCAGAAGGCACAGGGTAAACAAGCATTTCTAATTCTTTTGCAGCAACCCAATATCTGCATGTAGAAAGTGCACCATTCATATAAGTTCCTGCTACTATTTTAAAACTTATAACATCTCCAGGACTACAACCAAAAGATGTCCAAGCTGTATAAAAATCATGATCTCCATGATCAGCAATACCTGGAGCTTGATTACCACCATTTGCTGTAAAACCATTACCTGTACCACTATTTACTACATAAACATTTACAAAACCACCATTACCACCTGCACAAAAACTAACATCTATAGTTCCTTTACACACTACACGATAATCTCCTGCAAAAGGCACTACATAACCTTTTGTGCTTTTACCATAGGCTTTTGATGATGGCGATCCTGTTAAGTGATTACCAACATCTGATTGTACTATTAAAGATGGATACCAAGTCCTATTAGAACCTCTTGGCTTTACATGACCACCAGAATGAAAATTAGACCAACCTAATAGCTGATCTGCTCTATATCTACCAGCTTGTTCTGCTTTTGCATAATGATCTCCTAATTCTCCAAATACATTGTTGGTCAATTCATAATCTTCTCCAGAACCAAAAGGATGACACAATAAATTAAAAGTTACACTTTCCATAAAATCACTACTAACAGAATAACCAATATTTTTAAAAATAGCTTCTACAATAGATCTTGTGTAAACAACAGGATGAAAATCTAGCTGATTATGATCATACTGATTTACACCTTGCGTTCCTAATTGTGCTAAATGAGCATTATACCACTCTCCATAATTAGCTAAACCCCAGAACCATCCTTGTGGATCTTCTGGCAGCATCAAACCTGTTATTGGTTCTTGTATTCCCCCATAAGGCTTTGACAACCACCAGGAATATAAAATATCAGTATAAGATCTTCTTGGTGTAGTTGTTTCGTTTAAAACTAGATCACAAAGTTTAGCATCTCCTATTTCTTGCGACCAATCTATTGTATCTTGTAAAATATGACATTTATAAAAACCACCTTTACCTGTGTTACCTTCTTCTATTCTCATCAATCCCTCAAACACAATAACACCATTAGTTTTTATTCTACCTCTTTCCCATCCTATTTTTTGTCTTTCAGCATTTACTCCTAGCATTGGTGTCAAAACTTCATTGTTGTGGGGACTAGCTGGTATCATAAATGTTTTAGAATAACCAGAGGTTCTTTTAGATATATCACTTATGTCTCCTACAGAAAAGTTTAGTGCTAAAGGAACTTGTTTAGAGTCTAAAACATCTAAAAATTTCCAATCGTATGTTTCTATATCATAATTAAATGTACTGCCCATTATAGGAGTTTCAACTCTTGTTATATCTGGCTGTGCTTTTCTTAATTCAATTTTATTTATAACTAAAGATGCAGGTATATCAGATCTTATTGCACTAGCATTTAATAAAGTTAATTGTGCATCCATCATGTCTATAAATGCTTGGTCATCTATATAATGTGCATTTTCCATACCTGTATTGGCTAATGTAAAACCACCATTAATATGTTTACCTTTATATTTATTACTAAAAGGTAAAGCTGCTAAACAAAAAGTATATATTCCTGCTTGTGTTATTTCCCCACCATCTGTTAATCCACTTGTTACTATAGGATTTTCTGGTGTGCCCTCAAAAACTTGTATTTTAGCATTGTTTAAAGAAGCTACATCTATTTTTAACTCCCAAACATCATGGTCTCTATTTTTTGATGGACTTGGATCATCATAAAATCCAGCATTAATTATTGCTTCACTCCAATATGAATTTCTAACTCCAAAATAACCTGTATTAGTATAAACTTCGTTTTGCACTAAATTTTGTTGGTTACCTTGAAACATTTTATCATTCATATAAGACATTCCTACACTTTGCCTTCTGTTGTTCCATGTTATTTGTGAGCCAGAGCTATCCCATAATCCAGAATGTACATAAGCTGAAATATACCACTCTAAATTACCTTGATGGCCATTTGCTATCTGATTGTTATACCAATTTGCGTTTAAATGCTGATAGTCTGAAACATGATCTCCTCCATTACCCTTGCAAATTAACATAGTACCATAAGAATCTACAACATCAAAACATAAAGTAATAGGCTGGTTGTTTTCATCAAAAGATTTTATATATAATGTTCTCCCCTGTACATTATAATTACCATCTCCTATTTCTGATAAGCCTAAACTGTTATTTGGTCTAAAATGTTTATTGTTAAATGAACCTGGCTCTTCTCTGTAAAATGCTACATTTTGAAAATCTATTAATATTAATTTACTGTTATTTGTTGGTTGATATTCTATACCATTATTAAGATCTACTTGTATTTGTGTTTGCGAACAACCAGAAGATAGTGATCCAATACCTGTCCAATACCCAACAGAATTACCACTATAACCGACTACCCTTACATCTGGCATGTCATCAGAAGGATTGAACATTTGGTCTAAATTATTAGTAGGCTTACATCCATTATAAACATCTTCTATATCTGTACCTATCTGGACATTATTACTTACAGTTTTCATGCCAGATACCTCTCCTATTTCTAATACTGTGCTATATGCTAAATTACTTTCTGACATTATCCTCTTGGTTGTGTTTTTTGTTCAGAATAATTATATTCAAATTCTAAAAAATATAAATTGTTTTCAGTAGAATATAAATCCCATGATCCAGCAACTATATTTATTGGAGTTAATCTATATTCTCCCCATGTTCCACTATTTTCGCTATGTTGCATTTTTTGTTGTACCCAAACTTTAGGACTTGCGTATAATTCAGCTAAAAACATAGCTCTTTCTTTTCCAAGTGGCTGTGAAAAAACTTTTATATTGTCTTGTCTAGTTGTTATTAATTTTGTGCTTGTATGATGCTCTCTCATCATTAAATATCTTTGTTTATCGTATCTTTCATCTTTTATTGTTACACTTTCTTCTCTAGTGCCATAACAAGAAAACCAATCAAAACCTCCTAAACTGTTTTGAAAAATAAATTTAGTTCTTTGCTTTCCTCCTCCTTCACAACCATCTTGTGCACCAACATCACTATATGTTATAGTACGATATATTGCTTTTTTTACTCCTGTTTTAAAATTAGTTGTACTCCACCAATTTGTTGGAAAAAATCCTGTAGGACTATTGCCAGAAACAACACCTATTTCTACTTTTTTACATATTAAGTTACCAGAAATATTTACAATGTTATAATAAGCAGATCCTGTTACCATAGTAATAAATGAACTTAATGCTATTGGATGTACAGGTATTCTTTCTTTACGACTAAACTGATCTCCTAGTTTTATAATATCTGCACCAGAATAATTAACACCATCATTATATCTTATTACAATTAAATGCAATAACTCATTGTCTTTATTTTTATTCCAATATGTATATAAACTATCACATGGAAAATCCTCCATGTCAATCATAAAACCATTTTCTTTAACATAATTTGGCATATTTGGCATCTTTGTTAATGGTAAAACAGTTCCTGGAGCTGGTGCACTACCATTATTACCTAAAACATATCTATCTAAATGAATATTATCGTTAAATACATCTGTAGATATATCGTTTGATAAATTAGCTGGTGTTGCAATAAAAATATTGCTATTTACTTGCGTACTATAATCATCATAAGTTATTCCTAGATTGCTTGTGTACCTAACTGCCCAAATTTTTAAATAAAACCTGTTTGTCTCAAAGTAACCAGGCAAAGACCATGCGTTCAAACTTATAGGAATACAATTTGCTTTTCCAACATAGTGTCTTACAAACTCCATAAGGTTAAAACTGTAAAGACCAGGCATACCACCAGCAAGAGAGCTTTGTTCGTATCCATTAATTAATGCACCTGTTGATACATAATTATTGCTTCCATAAACTTCTTCTATGTATAATTCTCCTCTTAAATAAGCAACATCTGGTTCGTTTAGTCTCGCCCAAACTTCTATTGGTCTATATGAACTTACAAATTTTCTATTTATGTTTTTTATAAATGTAATTGTACTTGGCATAATTATATTGTTCTGTTTAAAATTCTATGAGCATCTTTTTGTATAGCCATCATTACATTTCTTGTAAAATACTCTACTAATTCTTTATCTATATCTTTTTTTATTTCTTTTATGTATCCTGGAGATTTTGGAGATCCTTCATAAGATCCACTTTCTGCTATACCTTTTTGTGTTCTAGCTATTTTAAAAGCAGTTTTCAATCCTTTTTTTAAATTACCTCCATGAAACTTTTTTGCTGCCCATCTTGCTAAACCTTCTATATAATCACTATGCCCAGCTTTTGTTCCAACACTATATGGCACTTTTAATGGATTTACACCATCATCTAATATTTTACCATATTTATTTGGTGTAGTTACAACTAAAGTAACCCTACCATCTCTTCCACCAGCAATTTCTGATTTTAAGCTCCTTGATAACTCATGAGTTGTACTCATTCTTTTTGCGTTACCAGGTCTTACTATTTTAAGCTGATTTCTTATTTTTTTTTCAGCTATCGCACCTGCATTTTTTATCGTTCTTTCTATTCTGCTTATTGCTCCCATTAATCCTGTGCGTTTTCACAATTAGTTTGACAATCAGCTAATGTAGTATATGTACCTGTACCATCTCCAGGATCTACACAAACACCTCTAACACAATTATAAGTTTCTGGAGTAGTTGCAGGAGGAAAATTATTACAATCAAAATCTACACAATCAAAAAATACATTTATTGTAAATGTACAAGTAACAGAAACTAAATTATCGTTATGAGTGCCTTTTTCTCTAAAAAACTGTACTGATTGATTGTCTAAAAGATCTTGACAATTACTACCAGCACCTACGCATCCTAAAAACTTTAACAATCTAGCTTCTAAAGCTGTCATTATAACATGAACATTGTCTAATATCTCTACTCCTGTTGCGTTACTTTTTGATGTTGGTCTCATTGCTGTTACAACACAAGAAAACTCCTGTACACCATTTGTTATGTCTGTCATTCTTGATGTAGGGTACTCAAAATTTAACAGATCGTATTTTATATTGTGATCAAAATTTATATGTGGTAATTTACCAAACTTAAATGTATTAAATCCTGCACTACTTGCACAAGTATTAAAGTTGGTTACTAATTTTGTTAATGTTGTTGCCATTATTTGTTTTCTTTATTATGTAAATCATTTAATGTCTTTTCATAAGTACCACATGCACTTTTCCATGATAAATAAGTTAAAACATCATACAAATTAGCTAATTGAGCACTTACTAGTGGTGTTTCATTTGGTAAAGTAAAAATACCATCTTGTGCTACACCATAAAGTGAGTTCAACCAACCATAACCATCTATTGTTGCTTTAGCAGCCCTTCTTGCTTTAGCATCTCCTCCATCTCCAGAGAGATTAGGGAATGTATCATTAACTTTTGCTCTAACTTGGTCAAAAAAAAAGCGACATCCCAAATTGTTGCCATATCTAATTCTTCAAACAATCTAGCTCGTTTGTCAATGATTGCATCATCTATTTTTTCTTCTTCTCCCTCTTTTTTACAAAGTATTGCTATTTGTCTTGGCAAAACACCTAAATTACCTTCTTTTAGCATATTACTTTGTATGTCTAATTGTTCTGCTTCAATATATCTACCAAAAGATGATTTTTTCATAAATTCTTTTGGTAAAAAATATGTTTCTTCTTCTAAAGTAAATTTTTCAATATGTATAGGATCATACTTTTCGTTTAAAAACTCTAAATGCTTCATAACCTCATTAGCAGTATCAAGATCAATCATGCTAATGTTTTCTTCTGACAAACCTGTCCAATAACACAATATTTTTGTATTATCTTCTAAATCCATTAAAGCATTGTCCAATTCTCCTGCTTTACCTTCGCTTTCTTCTGATCTTGGCACAAAACCTTTTACTAAATCAGCAAAACCCTTAAATTTTTTCCAATTTACATCATTCCATGAGTCTGGCAATGTTACTTTTGTTTCATTTAATATAAATTCCATATTTAGTTTAAATTAATTCTTCCTTCACTTGATAAATTAGGATCTATAATTAAAGCTAGTTCTAAACTATCTAAAAAATCCTGTATCAAAGATATAACTTTTTTTTCATAAATAATTGCATTGTCTTTATCTTGCATTGCAGCAAAATATCCTTTTGTAGCCCAATAAACATTATTTCCTAAAGAACTATACCAATTTTTATACTCAACATCTCCTTTTACTGCTTCCACTCCTAATTTGTTGTGGTAGGTAATAAAATCTTGCATTATATCTGTGAAACCAACAAAATCTTCTTCATAATATGTAGCATTGTCTATTATTTCATGAAGATCATATAAAAAATTAATTACAACATCACTATGTCTCTTATTTAAACAAAAAATCTCAACATATTCACTCATGCGACAATATAAAGAAAAAAGCATGGAACTTTATGGAACAAAAAGTTAGTTTTTTATCTCCAGGCCACTATTCTTTTATTATTTTTATATAAATATCTCATTCTCATCATAAGAGCATCAGCATAATCTGGAGAATGTCCTAATGTAGCTTTCATTTCTTTTTTTGATAAAATTGCAAGTTTTCCATCCATATCCATATTTTTTCTCCTTATAACCTCTAATTCTTCTATAATTTTGTTTCTTAAATCAGTATCATTACATTTTATCCAAATATTAGCAGCATTTATCTGTTCTGCTAACTTATAATAACATTGTGTCTTTAAATTTTTATAATTTTCATTGTTTAAAGATTTTGAATTATTTACAAAAGGTTGCACTCCTTTCATGTAATGAGACAGATATTGACCTACTCCATCACTATCAATTATGATGTTTTTTTGTGGTATTTTGTGCTGTTCAGCCAGATTTCTTATGATTTTCTCTACATTATCGGCAGATGTCTTGTCTTTTGTTACGATTTCTTCCACTACCATCCCTTTCCAGACACAAATGACCAATTTATCACTACCTAGTAGTGCAATATCACAAGAAAGATAGCTTTCTTCGTTATCAGACTTGACAAATGAGTTTGTAAAGACATTTAACACAGCTTCATAGTCAAAAAGTCTATCTTCGCCAGAATCGTACTCCCAATTACCATGCAAAAGCCTTTCTCTTGAAACAGGATCAAGTTTTCTTAATTGTTCTTCGTAAAATTCAGAGATATGTGGATTATCTACTAATTTAGCTTGTACAAACTTCTTGTGGTCGGCTAAAGTGTCATCTCTGTTCTGTTTATAAAAATCATACACCCAATTTTTACTTGGATTACAAGACATTAGCACTTTTGGCCTTAATTTATAGTCTGCAAGTCTAAATCTTATCCTAGAAGCAACAACATTCTTTGCTTTTTCTGTACATTGGTTTACCTCATCTATAAAAGCACCAGAAATCTCTAAAGATCCTAAAGAGTCAAAATTAGGATCGGCAGGATATTGAAAAAGGTCTTTTAAAATAATTGTACTACCATTAGTAAACTCTATAATGTTACTTTGAGCATTAAACTTATAGGTTTCTCCCTTTTTTACCCCCCAATCCGAGCAGACCATAAAAAACGAATTTAATGTTGTTTCTTTTAATGTTTTTAGGGTAGCTCTTCCCATCAGCCACCTTGTACCAGGATACCTTAAACAAGAATACAACAGCCATGCTGCTCCAAAATATGATTTACCTCCTCCTGCACTTCCTCCAAATAAAATTTCAGAGGTAGTGTTATCGTGCAAATATTCCCAAGCCAGATGTTGTTTTGGTGTTGGCTTAAAATTTATTTCCAATTTTTATACCACTTTCTTATTGGCTGAACAACTAATTTGGACAATAATAAATATGCCAATATTAATGGTGCTAATACGCAAATTGCTAATATTGCAAAACTATACTCTAGGATTGTAGCATCTTTTACTACTGAATCAAAATCTTTTTTTATTTTCATGTTATAATATGTTTATTGTGTCGGCTGCTGGTGCAGAACTTACTGAATCTGGCATGTTGTCTGGTAGCCAGGTGTTTTTAAGATAATTAGCAAAACTACTTGTTGTTAAACCACCATGATGAGTCTGTGATGCAAATTCATATTTTAAATGTGGAAACAAATTAGTTGCAGTAGCCATGTTTGCTATGTTAGCTATTGTTACTGTTCCTACAGGAGATTGTGTGTATGCAGCACTATGCTCATTTAACTTGCTGTGCGTTACAGCTTGTTCATAAAAGCTCTTTTCGCCAGATACAGTAATATGATCAGATATTTTTCTTAACTCTCCTAAAGATAATGCTTGATGTATTGTTATATCGTGAGCAATCCCAGATGTTGAGCTTTCAAACAAATTTATATGCAAAGAGTAAACCACTCCCTGTATAAACTCCGACTCTAACCCACCAGATGCTTTATTAATTACTTTTTCTTCGTTTTTTTCTATTGTAGCAGACTTTTCATCTGCACTTAATCTTTTTAACTCTCTTGCCTTTTTTATACTGCTTTCTCCATCAGAAACCTTACTTCTTTCGTAAAATCCAACAGAGCTATCAATCTTTTTTGCTGTTATTGTTATTGCCATTTTTATTCTTTTTTATTCCAAACTATGTTAATTATTTTTATTATGTTAGCACTATAAAGTTAGTATATAACTATTTAAAATTATAACTCTTTAACAATAGTTAATTTATAATATCTTTATCTATTGTGAAAGCGATTGTCAAGGGGATATTATGCCTTGTCGGAAGGAGTTTGATAATTAAATACAAAACTCTCTCCTCCACTAGTAACATCCACTCTATCAACTACAATGCCCTTCATCTTCGCAACATCTTGCAACAACAACCTGCATAAATTCAAGTCTCCAGACTTATAAGATTGCCTATATAAATCTTGCAACATAATTGCATGTTTATCTATTTCATATTCTCTCTCTTCACTAAACTGATCTGCAAAGCTCTCCAATGCCTTTTTATAATATATACTTGCTTGTCTCCTTTTGATCCCCCAATGAGCTTCACAATACTCCATTATATCAGTATATCTAATTCCTCTCAAAATTAATTTTACAACTTCTGTAGTTCTTTTATAACTTACCAATGATGTAGCTTTTCCATTACTCTTATTTATATTTAATTCGTTTAAATCATACTTCGCTACAACACTTTTTATAGTCTCTACATCTTCCTGCTTTTTAGCTTCCTTTATTTGCCTGTTTTCCTGTCTCTCCTTGTCTCTTTTATTCATTTTAATACTATTCTATCATTTACAATTTATATGTACAATAATAATAAAAAATATTTTATAAATCTTGGAACAAAAATACATATTGTGCACCAGGTGCATAAAAAGTTCAAATTTGAAAAATCTAGTGTGAATATTGGACTACCTAATATCATGTTTTTCAGTACGCAAATTAGCTTTTTATATTGTCCAGATTAAGCAACAAACATTAATTTTTTTTTATTTGATCGGCTTTTTTTGGCTGTTTTTGTGGTGGCCTTAATGCTTTTTTAATTGTTTTTTGTGTTCGGCTTTGTGTAAAATAGTGTTTAGAGGTGTCCGACTTTATAACATTATATTAATATTATTATAATATTATTTGCTTTGCCTGTTCTGGCTGTGCTTCTGGTGGCTTCTTTGCTTTGCTTCTGGTGTTCCTTTGTGCCTGTTCTGGTGCTGTGCTTCTGTGCCTGTGGTGGCTGTGGATCTGGTC